AGTACTTCCAATTCCAGTTAATGATGCAGAAGTTCTACTCGTAATACCAGTATTGAATTGATAAGAATCTGCCGATTCTGCGGCAACACCAGTTAAATTAGAACCATCACCATAATAAGTTACTACACCAGAAGTTGCAGTTACGATACCTGATGAGATTTGTACTGTTCCTAATGTAGAAATACCAGAAACACTTAATGAAGTTACAGATGCAATACCACCAATGACACTAGTTGCTATTCCTGCAGTAGATGCATAAGTTGCTATGGCAACACCAGTCAAGTTAGAACCATCACCATAATAAGTAACAATACCAGAAGTAGCAGTGATAATACCTGATGAGATTTGTACTGTTCCTAATGTACTAATACCTGATATTGAAAGTGCAGTACCAACAATTGAATCGCCAACAATTCCACCACCAGTGAATTCACCATAAATATTACTATAAAGTCTTTCTGCCGTTAGGACACCAACAATATTAACATTACCACCGACATAAAGATCACTTTGGAAAGTTCCAATTCCAGTAAAATTTGAATTTCCAGTAACATCAAGTACAGTTGAATTTTCTGTATAAGAACTGATACCAATCTTAAGAACTTTTTGCCTCTGACTTAGATATTTTGCCATTTTAATTAAGTGTCTCTAAGATACTTGCAATAAATTCAAGGTCAGTATTACTACTTCCAGATAAAACTAATTTATCACCACTTTCGAGTACTAACTTTCCTGCAAGAAGATTTGCAGTATCATTTGCAGAAATTGGATATTCTTTTAACATTCTCGTATCAGTTGCACTTCTACGATGCAAAAGTGTTACATCCTCTGATGTAGAACCAACATTTGTCACTTGTGCTAAAAGAACAACTCCAGTATATCCAACTGGTGCTGTATAAATTTCAGTTGCAGATGTCGATACTACAGCGGTTACTGTTTGAAATACATTAAGTGCGAGTGCCATTCTTTAATCTCCTCCTAATGCTAGAATAAATGGTGTCATTGTTGAGAACAAACTCTTGGAATAGAATGTTCCACTAATTGTTCCTGTTTGTTGATTAATTATAACTCCATCACCAATTCGGAAGTTACCTGCCTGGTCAGTTGAAGTAAATACAACCAAACCACTATTACGGGAATCAGTCTCATTTTCTTGAATAGGAACACCTCCATTTTGTGGAAGAGATGTTAGAATATCTGTACCAGAACCAATATATTCAAGTGAGTGTCCTGATGCCAACACACGACTTTGTTTAAAGAATGGAACTGTTGTACCAACTCCAACAGCATAAGGTACATTATCTGTAATAGTTATGGTACAAATTCCAGCAGAGACTGGAGTTGAACTCTCAATTACATAATATGTTGGAATTAGATTTGCCGTTCCTGTTGCAGTATTGATACCAGAACTAGGAGAAGCAAACGTAACAGTTGGCGCAGATGTATATCCCCTACCATTTGATACCATCTCAACATTAGTCACTGAACCATTTCTAACTTCACCAACAGCAGTTGCTGGAATACCCCAAGGTTCACTTGGATCATCAAAAGTAATATCAACATTTTGTGTATATCCAGTTCCACCAGAACTTACAGTTACTCCACCAACTGTATAATATAAGGAATCAAGATATATTACCTGACCATCAAAAGGGCGAACTGCATTGATGTTTACAGTTCCACCTGAATTATAAGTATGTGGTAAAGTAGAAGTACCAACATAAACCTCAAAGGAAGTTGATGATGGAACTTCTTGAACTTCAAAGATATTTCCTTTATTTCCTGATGGATAAGTTACAATTCCAGGACCTGATGGACAAGTAAATCCAAGTCCTGTAATTGAAACACCCATTCCAACATTAAAATTATGATTAGTATTAGTGGTGATTGTTGTAAGACCTGTAGTGTTATCATAAAGTGCATTGGTTACATTCAGTGTTGGAACATTTAAGTCCAATACAAATTCAAATGCATTTGCTGCTGCAGATGCTGTGATGATTCCGGTATATTTGTGTGGTCCAATACCATCAGCAACTAATCCATAGTTACCAAATGATGAGTTTGAGTTTGTAAGGTCACAAGCAGCACCACTACCACAATAGATTGCAGTATCATTGCAGATAGTAAAGATAGAAACTAATTGAGCATATCCTTCATTCGTAATAGAAACACCAATACCACCTTGATTATATTGAGTATAACTATCTACAACCATTGATTTTAATGGTCCAATTGCTTTCAGACCATCAATTCTCATTCCAATACTATTTGGAATAAAGTTTGTGCAATTTTGAATATATGGTGATTGGTCGAAATATCCTATTTCATCTGGGTTGAAAGCAAAAATTGCTTTTCCGTTGTTCAGAGTGCCTGTATAAGACATCTCTGCGATATAATTGCCATTTGAGACATAAAACAAGTCTTGGTCTGCGTTCTGTGGAGATACTGATACTTCTCTTAAACTATCTCCGACAACTGATACCTGACTTGGAATGGTGAGAGGATTATCTTCTACATAAGATCCAGCACTAACTTTAATAACCGTTCCTGTTGTTGCTTCTGTAAGTGCTGCTCCGATTGTTCTTTTTGCGTCTCCAAGTTTTTTTCCTGTGTTGGAGTCGCTTCCGTCTTGTGTGACATAAAGAATATTAGTAACTGTTGCGCCTGCACCAATTCTTACAATATCGGTGCCAATACCTGTGCGTTCTCTACGAGCAAATAATTCTGCATCATAAGTATTGAGTCCTAGTTCTCCAAGAGGTAGTTGTCCTACAGTTGGTGCTTTTCCGGGAACTGATGATCGTTTAATTCTTATATTTGGATCCGCCATTCAATCCTCTCATTGGTGGTAGAGACCGTAAAAACTCTTATCTAAGAGTTTTTATTATTTATGAAAATTCTTCGTTTGTCTTTGATCCTCTTTTTGGTTTCTTCAACTTTTCAAGTTCATTACTTAATGACTGAACAGTTGCATTCAGTTTTTCTACTTGAGTTTCCAATACAATATTCTGATTCAACAACTCAAAAGTTTTCTGTTGGTATTTTGAAAGAACTAATTTCAAATCTTCTTCAGACATAAAAAAATATACACAGTTTCCTGTGTGTATTTAGAACTTATTTAATTAACCTCAAAACTGACCCGCATCAACCGTAATGTTCTCAAGGAATCTTTCAGTTCCAGTACAAGAAATAACTTGAGAAGTTCCTGCACAATCAGTAACCCAAAGAGCACCAATTTCAATCGGTGCAAAGGTAGTCACTGTGAGTTGTGGAGTATTTGCATCAGTACCATCTGAATCGGCACCAAGAACACTTGCAAACTTAAATCTTGTATCTCCATGTTCCCAAACAACAGCAGATTTCTTCGCAGCTCCACCAGTATAATAATTAAAGAGAACACCTAAGTCCCAGGTCGTTGCTGCGGCAGGTGCAGCACCATTTACAATACCCAAATCAATTGTTCTGTCTTCTACAGTCAGTGCTGCAGTGTTGACTTGAGTGGTGTTACCAGAAACATAAAGATTTCCAGAAACAGTTAAATCACTTGCTGCAGTAACGGCTCCAGTAGAATCTGCAAGAGTTAATGCAGTTGTTCCATCTGATGCTTTGATGTCATTACCACCAACAGTTAAATCACCTCCAACTGTAACATTTGCTGATGACATTGTGATGGCAGTTGTTCCATCAGATGCTTGAATGTCATTTCCATTAATTCTTACATCACCAGAAACAATCAAATCATCATCAATAGTTGTTGTTCCGCCAGCAGAGTCAATTGTAAGATTTCCTGAAGAAGTATCAATTTCATTATCTCCACTTACCCCAATTTGAACATTATCAATACTTCCACCACCATTAACATCAATTGCTCCAGTAAATGTAGAAACACCAGTAACTGAAAGATTTTGTCCTACACTTAAATTGGTAGAGATATCTGCTGATGCGTTAATATCAAGATCACTACCGAAAGTTGATACTCCAACAAATTCAGAATATCCTTGAACATTCAGGTTGGCACCAACTGTAATATTCTTATCAATTCCAAGTCCACCATCAATCTGAACGGAACCAGTATCAGAATCTCCTAAAGTATTATCTGTTGTGTCAGTAAAGGTAGCAATACCAATAAAAACTAAATCCTCAGTATTACTAGACCAAGTTAAATTTCCACTTCCATCATTTGTTAAGACTGAACTTACAGCACCTTGAATTCCGGGAAGAGTATAAGTTACAATTCCTGCAAGTGAATCTGGCGATTTGATAGTAATATAATCAGAACCACTTGAAGTTCCTTCGACAAGATTTAATCCACTACCTGTAGAAGTTGTTTCCTTAGTCCAATATCTGTGAGAACCAAAGAACTTATTAGTTGATGTTTCGGAGGTAATACCAACATACAGATCATAACTATCTGTAGTAAATCCAGGTTCACCTGCCCTCAAACCAGGGAGATTTGCAAGAAGACCTCTTTTAAACTGTATAACAGGAGATGCCATCTTCTTTTTTTTTCTATTTTACTGTATCTTTATTTATTTATTTGTTAGAAAGTCCCAGCATCAAGATCAATTCTATTATCCAAATCAACATCAAGTTGGTCTTTGAAATCACTTGGAAGACCTGGAGATTCGGTATCTGTAACTGCTGCAGAAAGTATATCATCTGGATTAACTGCAGTATATTTTTGTGTTGATGAGTCGTACATAATTAAATATTTGTCTTTTACTCCAGATACATCAACATCTAAAAGTTCATCTAGAGTCCTTGCCATAATTACTCCTGATGCTACAGTTGCTTTAATTTTTTGCTTTGATTTTACTTTTACTTGATAAGTCATAGAGATACGGTCTCCTGAACCAATACATTTCCTTCTACAACCTTTGAAACTATTCCACCAGATGATGTCAAAATTAAATCATAAACACATCTACCAGTTGGTAAAGTTGCTGTAACTGCTGGTTGCATCGTTATTTTCACTGTACTATCCGCAACCGTAAGAGTGGTTGAAAATGTATACGCAATTCCGGCAGTTGAATGTTTTCTTAATTTTGCAGTTGCGGTTTGATTAGTAAGATTCAAACCAGACTCATCTTCTGCACTTAAGGAAAAAGTTTCCTCAAAATAAGTGCCTTTTTGGATAACTAGATTTACTGCACTTACTGCTGCCATTTTACTTTTTTAATTATTTATCTTTATCTGTTTCTTGTTTAAGTAATTTGGAGAGTTCTGCGGTGGAACCAACAAAAAGTGCATTGGTAACATTAGTTGGTCCTTTGACCTTTTGTTCGTCAATATCTTTAAGTTTTTTCTGAAGGTCAATAAGTTTATCGGTGGCATCTGCAACATTCTTAATCAGTTGTCCAGCAACCTCATATGCTCTTGGCATTTCACTCTCTTGTGCTAACTCCAGAATGCCATTTAGTGCCTCTTGACCTTTTTCGATGATTGAATATAAATTTCCTCTTGTATATTCATAATCTTTTTTAAGATCATTAGATACTGATGCTGCAATAGTTTCTACTTTTTCCTCAACAGATTCTACTTCACGAGAAACTATATCTCCCGCAACATTGAAAGCATCATTGAGATCATCGAATTTCTTTGTCATTTTCATATTCTTTCATCAGAACGATCCACTAAATCCAAAGTCATCCCCAAATTGAATCAGGTTTGCATCTGCATTTGTAATTAACTTAACTTCAGTTCCAGAGACATGATTTGTTGATGTCGTATTATCATATCCTCTTTCAACTGTAATCTTATTTCCAGACTTGGAAGCAACTCTAAAGTTCTCGTTGTCAATAACAATTACACCACCAACGGAAATTGATGATGCATCATTGACCTCAAGTATTGTTGCAATATCTGTAAGGTCCTTACTTAGATTTGTTACAACATTATCAGTATAACTCTTGGTTGCTACTGGTTCTACAGAATATGTAACTTCTCTTGTAGGTGAATTTGTACGATCTCCTCCAATATAACCAACGGAAACCTTTTGAATAATATCCTTGGAAATATCTGCAACTGGTCCAAACAAATAAGTCTTTGCAGTGAATCTAAGAGTATAAATCAGCGCTCTTCTAGTTGAATAATCTCCCTCATAATCATCTTGCATAGAAATTCCTTCAAGAACAACAGGAATATCTCTCTTCTCACCAATAGTTTCTACCAAATCAACACTCATTGTGTATGCTGGTTGAAAATATGGCATGATCTGTTCAACAATTTGCAACATATCGTCGTTCAACTTAGTCATAATGCTAAGTTCAAATGACATATTATAAGGAACTGGCATATAAGACTTTCTTGGTTTAGTCTTATCACTAGTAATTGTTGATAAAAATGTTTGAGTTGTTGTTACCTTTCTTGATGTATCATAGGTCAATCCAGTAAATTCAAATGACATTCTGGGTAATGACATTTGAACTGGTTGATTTAGATTTGGTGCCTGTTCAAGTCTTGCTAAGAACTTTTGAGTAGGTCCATATGCAAGAGGAACCTTCATCATACTGACAACTGAATCCGAACTATTCGAATGCTTAATTGAAATATTATTAAACAAAGAACCAAAGGAAACAATGGTTCTTCTCAGTATTTCGTGGTAAAAATATTCAAACATTTGTCAGGAAATTGTGATATACTATTTATGGGTTTCCGAAAGGATTGGATTCACTGAAATCGATAATAGAATCTGCTTCCGATTCTATTACATCATTTTGTGCATATTTATCGTCAGTGTTATAAGTATCTATCAACCTAACTTTGTAAGATGCTCCAGAACTTGAACCAACAAGAATATCCCCATTCACAAAAGTTCCAGAAATATTTGAAACTTTTAGAATATTGTCAACAGAATCCCATTCTTTAACGGTGGCAGTTGTTGAACTTATACTTCCTACAACAGTTTCATTGAAGATATAAACTCCTCCTCCTGCAGAGTATGGTGAAGATATTGTAATAGTCGGTGCTACAGTATATCCAAGACCTGCATTAGTTATGTAAATCGAAGTTACTACACCTGCAGAGTTAATATAGGATCTTGCAGTTGCCGTTATTCCACTTCCAACTGGTGCAGGACTTATAGTTACTGTTGGAGCAACCTCATATCCAGATCCACCAGAAGTCACA